GTCCTACTTCGTGCAGTACAAGAAAGCGCAGTTGTGGGTCAGTTAACTTCGCAACAAACTCACGACCATAGTACTCATCTCTACCGTTGGTGTAGGCAGTTGGCACATCATCTTTGATACACCTCTCACCCACCATCAACACACCAGACAACGCGGCGTAGTCATCGTTGCCCATGATAGAGACAACGGCCTTGGATAGGCGTTGCTCCTCAGTTAGATTATTTAACATTAACATTTTGTTTTCCTCTCTAGCCAGTGGCTAATTAAAATGGTGGTTCATCGTCGGGTTCTTCGGGCAACCATACGATATCGTATTGAAACATCGCCCAAAGAAACTCACGTAGATTTGTACCATATAACACCTTACTTCTTATCAGCAGTGAACATATACGTGTTGTCCTTCGCCCACTCAGTGAACTTGGCGTTAGACATAACCACGTCGATCCTACTGTACTTCGGGTTCCTCGCACCATTGACGAACATACCTTGGGCTTCTTTGTTTAGCCTTGGCATGTAGTCCATCCACGCGTTGATCCAGTCTTTCTCCATCGATGCCAATGATCTGTACACAACCATACACGTGGCACTCGCACTGTCTGGAACCCTCGCGTTCTTGGGATCATTCTTGATACTGTCGAGTGACGGTAATTGATCCGCTAGTTTGACAAAGGCCATCATGTCCATCGCACCTTGCTCACCGATAGTACCCATGAGTAAACTTGTTAGGGTGTGATCATCTATCGACCCTCGTGCGTGCAGTAAGTCGGACGCCATATGTAGGGAACGTGGTGTCGTAAAGGCCGTGCGTTGTAGTTGTGGGTGATAGATGTATGGGTTCTCAGTTGGATCTTTGACATCTTCGAATGTCTGCAATACCGCAGGGAAGTCTTTGACAAACCCCAATACCGATGGGTGTACATCGTTGTTGATACCCCACTCGATCCACTCAAGGTGGTCAGGTTTACGTATCTTAACAGTTGCTACACGATCACGTTGATGTGGTAACAACATATCACCAACGCCCTCTGCTCCAAGGTTCGTCGTGGCAAACACGATGCTTCCCTCTGGTAGTTCATAGCTACCAATCTTGCGCTCTAGTATAATACGCAGTAGTGCGTTCTTCACCGCAGGGTTAGCTTTACCGAACTCGTCAATCATCAGTATGATAGGTTTGTTCAAGTGTACGCCAAGTTCTTCATTGGTTGCATAGGTCACATAGTTCTGACCATCTAACTGTGCCATCTTCGGTATCATAATGTCACCGAGATCCTTGGTGGTACAGTCGAAGTAACAGGGCGTATGGTTTGGTAGTCGCTCTGCTAGTGTCGTAAGCATCGACGATTTACCGATACCCATGTGACCTTGAGCAAGTATGGTTCGCTTGTCACCATATGCCACGATTGCATCTACGCATTGGTCAAGTGACACCGCGTACATTTGTGTTGCTGAATTATTCATTTGTTTTCCTCCTCATTAATTAAATTCCATAGTTCTTCTGCGAACTCTTTGCGACCTTCAAGTATCCCATCGTCAAAGCTATCCACATCTCCTATGTCATTTTCGTATTTGGAATATGCTTGGAGTTCACCTTCTATGGCATTGTTTATTTTCTCTATTAGTTTCATTTTGTTTTCCTCTTTGTTGTTAGCCAGTGGCTAGATTAAATACCGATTGTTGGTAATGATTTAAGAATGTCGTCCACGTTCTTCTTGGTTTGAGCGCGGAAGTGTGCGTCTTCACGTAGTGCATCAGGTGTAACACCTTGGAACACATACTCTAGTTGTTGACGTATCTTCTCCTTCTCAGGATTATTATCGAGATTGAAGTCGGCAAGCATATCAATGAGCATCGTCGCATTGGATACGAGCGTGTCACGGAATATGTTTTTCTTCTCGCCATCATTGAAGTCGATAGTCCTGGACATCTTTGTGAGTGACTCATGTAAACGTGTCCACACATCATTCATAGATTTCTGGAACATACCATTGTAGCTTGCTTCGCAGTCTTCTTGAACTTGCTTGAGTGCTTCGGCAGGTAGATCGACACGTATGTCACCTGCATCTGGACATGGGAACGTGTATATATTCCACGCGAACTTGAGCTTAAGTTCATCTAATGTTGGATAGTCACTCGCATTGAATAGGTCACCGAGTTTAGCCTTTGCTTGCTCTACTTGGAACTCATACTCCGTAAAGAACTTCTCACACAAACTATCAAACTCATTCTTCATGTCTGACATTGTGTTGGTGTAGTCGAAGTATCGCTTGGTTGGTATCAGGCGTTGACCACCATCGCTCCAAGGTGTCGTCATACTCACGTGCAAGTTACGTGCATTGCCCACGTGTCTACCAATAGCTTGGAAGATATCGCTATCACCAAGAAGAGATTTGTAAACATCTGCAACACCGCTCTTGGCATTGTTTGTGTTAACAACTTCTTGTGAAGCTTTCTTGTCTTTCTTCCTAAGCGTTGCTTGTGATATGCGTAGGTCAACCAGTAGTGCTGACGACGCAAGGGTTGGGGTTGATATTGTATTCATTGGTCTTCTCCTAAATATGATTGCATACTTTTTTCTGGTACGTTTTGAAGCAACTCTTCGATAGCGGTCATGTCACCCATGCCCACATCTTCTTTGATTTGATCTATTACTTGATCGATAATTTCTTTACTCATCTTCTCCTCCTCTGTTCCAATACTCATGGTTTGGATGTTGCATTATAAACTCTTTACGTAGGCGGTCATGTTCTCGTCTGGTTCTGACCACCTTGGTTAACACGTATGGCACGTAAACAAGTAGTGCCCCCACGTACATTGATATTAGTATTTCAAATGTCATTCTGTTTCTCCTCTCTAGCCAGTGGCTAATGATTTTTGGTTAAGGTGTTTTAGTTCTTCGACATTGGTGATACGCGTGTAACCTTGTTTAGGTAAGGGTACGACAGTCCAGCCGAGTCGGACTTGGGTCGCGTCTTGCTCACCACAATCGAGACAGGTCGTATAACCTAACATGGCTCGATCTACTGAGAATTGATTGTCACATTTCTTACATTGCATTTGTTTCTCCGTTTGTTGCTAGCCAGTGGCTAGGGGTTGTATGACGTGTTACTGTGTGTTGCGTCATAGTAAATAATTTTTTTTCTTGAACATACTTGCAGTATAACACAAGTATCGGGAAATGTCAAACAATGTGGTTACTTATTGTTTTCACTTATTTGGTGTTAAATGGTGGTGTTTGGTGTAATGTCCTGCAATGTTCCATAATGTTCCAAAGTGGTGGTCTGGAAGTGCTTGAAAAGATTGGAATGTTCCAAAGTTCCTTTTAGGTCAAAATTGGACGGTCTTGAGATGTGCGGATTTTAGAATGGAACAAATGGACTCGCGCAAAGGCGGATCTTACAGGCGGATAGTAATTTTTTACTTTTGGAACATTATAAAAATATATATATATATAGACCTTTTTACTACTACTACACATTACTGCTAGCCACTGGCTACCACCATTTACCACGAAAACATAATGTACCTTTTTCGTAAATATTTTGGAACATTATGGAACATTACACCCCTTTTTTGGAACATTGCAATAATATCAATAACTTACGTTGGAACATTCGCTCGACGCTCCGCAGTCACTGGTATCTTTTCTAGCCATTGGCTAACGTGTTATAGTGCGAGGCTCGGTGCGTCTGAGTCACTGGTATCTTAAAAATTTGGCACAAAAAAAAGGGGAGCAATTAAGCTCCCCAATAGTTTTATTTGATTGCTTTGAGCAATTCCAAAGTATTCTCTAATTGCTCTTGCTTGTCGAAGTCATCGACTTTTTCAATCTCTTTCTTGACTGCCGTCTTAAGCTTGGCAATCTCATCTTTAACACGTGTAAAGATATCACGAGGTGTATTTGCACCGCCAGAAGCTTGCTTAACCTTACGGTTCTCGATGGCTTGTCCTAGCTTGTTAAGACCAGAAGTAATTTGGCCTTTCCAATGCGCTTGGTTCTTAGGTTTGCCACCTGTAGTAAAGTGACAGCCATTGTGATCTGGCGCCGTGTCATGGCCTTGTGCGTTCTTATTACTGATAAGCTTGATTGCTTCAGGTGTGAACCTAAGCGCAAATGCATCGCGTAAAGCTTGTCGATCATCACCTTGAAGATCCTGCTCACGTGTCCAACCAATCTTTATCAATTGGTCAATCAACGTTGACGATCTTTTCTGGCTGGCCTTGTGGCCTTTACTATCTTCCCTCACAAGGTGAAGTGTTCGGTCGCATAGTACTACGTTTGTATTGTTTGGCATAACTGCCTCCTATAAATATGCTAGCCATTGGCTAGCGGTTACATCGTCTCAAGGTTTCCCTTGCCGATAATTATTTATAACACGTGATAACGTGTTACCCTATGATATAGCGGAGTTAGCCATTGGCTAGACCATACCCGCCCCCCATGCCCCACTTTTGCCAGACTAGTTACATACATGTATATGTATTACTATTTTCCACAAATAATTACCGAAATTTTGAGTTTGGCGACCCCACACCCCCCTTATATAGGAAGACCCCCCTATAGGAGTCCCAAAATCCTTTACAAAAAAATTTTTTATATTATAACATGTTTATCGGCTAACAACCTGCGATATAGAAATGACTCTAGTAGTAGAACCTGAATTAGGTGTAAAAATAGATAAGAATACACCCTCTATTGATCTTAAGGATCGTATGGAGTCAGCAGCTAACACCGCAAAAGAGCTTGGTGAGCATGGGTTAAACGTAGAACCTACCAAGGAAGATAAGGATGTAGCAGCAAAACTTGCCGTTGCATACGCAGATAACCCAGAAAAAACCTCTAAAAAGGCCACACCCAAGAAAGTAGCCACACTTACACCCGCATCTTTGATCCTTACAGACAGCATTTTGCAGGAATTTGGTCGTTCCGTGGTAGAGAGCTCGGTGCAGATACGTCACCTTGTGACAAATAAGCTACTATTGGAGACAGATAACCCTGATCCGCGCGTACGCATACGTGCATTGGAGCTTTTGGGTAAAATTAGTGACGTAGGACTGTTCGCAGAGAAGTCTGAAGTGACAATAACGCACCAGTCTACGGACGATATTAAGGAAAAACTACGAAGTAAACTCGCAAAACTCGTAAATCCGCCTCAAGAAATAGAAGATGCGATAGAAATTGACGGTGAACCCGTAGATGTGAGTAAAGAACTCGGTATTGACGACTCCGAAGAGGGGTTTGACGATGAGTGAAGCTGCTTTGGCCTTCACTGAAGAAGAAATCCAAGTAATGTTGGACAATTTAGACCATTATAGCACAGATGAAGTGGCAGAGATTGACCGTATGGTCGATGAACTGAGTGTTCGCAAAGAAAACACCCTTGCTTATGATGATCTGATTGAATTTTGTAAGAGAATGCAGCCTGACTACATCGTTGGGAAGCATCACAGACTATTAGCAAATATGCTTATGGGTATAGAACGAGGAGATAAAGACCGTATATGTGTAAACATACCACCACGTCATGGTAAATCTCAACTTGTGTCTATATTTTTCCCTGCATGGTTTTTAGGAAGGAATCCGAACAAGAAGGTTATGATGGTGTCTCATACCACAGACTTAGCGGTAGATTTTGGACGTAAAGTACGTAATTTAATCGCTACAGATGAGTATTTATCTATATTTCCCACAGTTAGGTTGGCTTCTGACTCTAAATCAGCGGGTCGTTGGAACACTAACTCTGGAGGTGAATATTATGCGTGTGGTATTGGTTCTTCTATTGCTGGGCGGGGTGCTGACCTCCTGCTCATCGATGACCCACATTCTGAACAAGACGTCATTAATGGAAATTTCGAAGTGTTCGAAAAAGCCTACGAATGGTTCACATTTGGGGCGCGTACTCGGCTTATGCCTGGAGGTCGCGTTGCCATAATACAGACACGTTGGCATATGGATGACTTAACAGGACGTGTTGTACGGGATATGGGGCAGAATGAGCGGTCAGATCAATATGAGGTAGTCGAGTTCCCTGCAATACTAGATGTTGCAGACGAAAAAACAAATAAATCTGCTCAAAAACCCCTCTGGCCTGAGTTTTTTGACTTAGATGCCCTGCTCAGAACAAAAGCGTCTATGCCTGTGTTTCAGTGGAACGCGCAGTATCAACAAGAACCCACCGCTGAA